TAGAGAAGAGAACCTCCATACTCACCAAGAAGACCACCAATCATTGTGCCAAGAATTGGTACAGGTATCAATGTACCAACAATCTCACCAACTGCTGTTCCCAATGCTTTGAAAATTGATTCTTCTACACCAACATCAGGGTCAAGTAAATTTATACCAAGTACAAGGAGTGGTCCAATAATTGGAATCTTTATTTTACTTAATGGACCCTTTAATCTTTTCAGAAATGGTGCTGCACCTGCTACTTCTTGTGCTCCCTTACTGCCCAGAATTTTTTTAAGGAATGGACTTACCTTTCCTTTGACAGTGCTTGCCAATTCTCTTCCCTTTTGTGCCCCTGCAGATATTAATTCTGTACCTCTTGCAGCACCAAGTTTAAGTAAGTCTTTAGATTTTGATAGAACTGGTGCTACTGTTTTTTTAACTGACCTTATTCCAAGTCTAGTATCAAATACTGTTTTAGCTATTCTATTACCAACTCTTGTATATGATAATCTACTAGCAAGACGAGCTGCTGGTGTTGCTATTGCCTTTTGAAAAAGTTTACCACCTACTGATCTAAGTTTTCTAAGAGGTGCTGTTTTTCTTAAAAAATTTGCTAGATCTTTAGCAGCCTGAACACCACGTCGTAATCCATTTGCAACAACAACTGCTAAATCTTTTATTCTTTTGATTGCAGCTGCACCAAAGTCAAAAAGAGCATTACCAAGTCCTCTTAATCCAGCACCAATTAAAGAACCACCTTTCTTTAATATTGATGAGAATAATCTAAAAAATCCTTTAAATCCTGATTTTATTATTTTAAGTGGTGCTTTGATAGCTCCTTTAATAAAAGTTTTAAGTCCTCTGCCTGCTAATCTAAATGCTTGCAACATTGCTCTTAGAGAAGCAAACACTATGTAAGCATTATCTCTTAAAAAATTAAATGCTTTAATTATTTTTTGAAAATTCTTTAAAAGAAAAAGAAGAAGACCACCAAGTAATATATTAGTGATGAACCCCATAAAATCAAATGCCTTTCCAATACCAGAAAGAACACCAGATGCAGTACCTATTGCTTTCTTTCCACCCTCAAGAAGTTTCTCTTTCTTTCTTCTTCTTAATCTTGCTAGTGCTGCTTTTCTATTTTTTCTTTGCTCTACTTCTTTTTGGTATTGTCCTTTAAGAGCAGCATCAATAGAACCTGATAATTTATTAATGTTATTAAGTTGGGTGCTTATTTTTTCAAAACCAATCTTAGGTCCTTCTGTGCTTAATTTTGGATCATCAACTACTAAAGGTGCTGATTTTACTATAGCAGAAACTCCACCACCACTCATTGCTTTGACTAAAGCACCACCTTTACTTGTTGTTGATTCATCAGAATTTACATTTCTTTTATTTTTTTTATCTTTTCTACCTTTTATAAAATTCTTTGCTTTATCTTTAGCAACACTCTTTGCTTTATCAGTAAGCGCTTTTTTAGCGCCTGCTTTTACACCAGCACTCAATAAACCTTTAGCAGCAGGTAGAAGAAGTGGTAATGCCATATTATCCTACCAAACTATAGATTGATTTAATGATAAGAGTCTCTGTATTCATTGAATCTTGTGATGAAAAATTAGGCACTCCTTCATTTCCATTAGCATTTCCAGCAAGTGATGTAGGTGTAGCACCTTTTGGCACTTGTCCACCTCCTTGATTTGGACCCACAAAAATACTATTGTCAACCACTCTAGGTCCAGGTGCTCTTTTTGATTGAGAAGATGTAATAGAAGCAGGTGCTATTGTTCCAGCAGTTTCAGCAGGTGACTTGAGTGCAGATGAAGATGCTAATTGCATCTTATCAAAATCACTCTTCTTAAGATTGTATGTGTTTACCTCACTTCTCATACTTGCAGTTACTGAAACACCATTAACCTTATCTCCTACTGCTGAGTAGAGTATCTTACTTCTTGCTTCTGCTCCCATTGTATTAAACAAATTAAAGTTTGTTTCACTAACTCCCTCTGGTTTATTAAATGTTTTTGTAGGCATCACACCCTCTGGTGTTGAAGCATCTTCAGTAGATGAGCCACCCATAAAACTTTTAATCTTAGATCTCATCTTATTTCCACCAGAAGATTTCACCTTTTGAGTAGAGAAGAATCCTCCTGGATGATTATATGGACCAGGTGATAGAGAATCTAAATCCCACCTTTGAACACCACCATCTAACTTTCCACTCTTAACTCCAAATCTTTCAATTTCACCATGAGTAAAGACATTTTTATCTACATCAGAAGCAGTCTGACCATATGCTTTTAACAAACCTGCTGTTTCTTTTGCCATAGCAGTGGTCTGAGCATTTGTTAATGGATTCTCTTTCCACCCCTTAGCATCACTATAATAATTTTTTGTCATTCCATTATGACCCATAGCAGCAGCTGCTATAGCAATTGAATTTGTATTATATCCACCAGTACCATCATTATTGTCAACACCATATGATGCTGTTCTCAATGGTTTTCCGCCTCCACCAAATACTTGATGATATGGTCCAATATTTTGGTTGTGGAATCCTCCAGTCCAATGTAAAAATACTTTTGTTTTCTTTCCTTTTCCCCCTGATCTATCAGAAGAGTCAGCACCAGCAGTGCCACCAACTATTCCACCACCAGAGAATCCCTGTGCATTTATTACAGTGCCACCACCATTTGCCATCTGGACATTATTTGTCATCCTTGGAGTATTATTTCCACCACCAGAAGCATTCATAGCAAGTAGATTACCAGCACCAAATTTACTAACAGCACCCCTACTCATTACTATCTCACCAGGTTGAGCAGCAATTAACTGAGTATCAGGTCCAGCACCAGTTATTTTTTGACCAGAGTTGCTGGTAACACCACCACCTTCATTAAATCCCTTCACATTAGTGTTATTAGTCATACTACTCATAGTATTTGTCAGATTGCCACCAACATTATTAGTCATACTACTCATAGTATTTGTCAGATTGCCACCAGACATACCACCAGTGGTCAAAGTGTTACTAGCACCACCAATATTATTAACAGTATTACCCATGGTATTACTAGCACCACCAATATTATTAACAGTATTACCCATGGTATTACTAGCACCACCCATGTTCATACTATTATCATTATTATTAGTCAGGATATTACCAGCATTATTGTTAGTAATATTACCACCCTCTTCATACCTGTTTATAGTTGTAGTTTTATTAGTTATATACTCATTATTGATAACCTCTCCACCCTGATAACTCTGTTGAACAGGAGGTGCTTGCTTTTGATTTTCAGGTCTTACATTAAAAGGATCATACATTGGAATTTCAGGTATCTTAGGAATTTCCAATGCTGGAGATTGGTCTGATATATTTTCAAGTGGATCAGCACCAAAGAGACCTAATACATCATTAATTCTATCTTCAATAAAATTTAAAGATGAATGAATTGGTTTAAGAACAAAGTCATTAATTGGACTCAATACAAATTTATTAAATCCATCTATAAAACCATTAATTCCTCTTATAATACCATTAAAAAATTCTAATACATTATTAAATACATCAATCAATGGTTGTAAGAATTTCTTTGGATCTTTTAATACTTTCAATAAGAATAAAAGTGCTCCACCAAGCAAAATATTTTTAAAGAAATCCATTAACATATCAAAGATTCCCTTTGCAGGTTTCACCACCTTCTTACCTAAATTTTTATCATCACCTGATTTTTTTCCCTTATCTTCTAATAATTTTTCCCTATTTACTCTCTTACTTTTTGTCTCCAGTAAATCCTCTTCTCTCTCTTCTTTCTTGTCAAGTTTTGCTTGTTTTTTGAGAGTTTCTAAAATACTCTGTAAATTTTCCTCAAGATCAGTAAGTTTAAGTGATACATTTTCAATACCTTTCTTAACATCCTCCTGATTATCTTCCTCCTGTTCCTCTGATTGAGGAGTAGCAGTTCCTGGAAGTAAAAGTTGTGGACTTACCTTTTCTTTATTTTCAACAGTCTTGAGAAACTTTTCTTGTGATATCTTATTTTCTTGTTCTTTCTCTTCAGTTTTTGCTTTTACTTTCTCTTGCTCATCAAAAAATTTCTTTGCATCAATCTTTGATTGTTCCTGACTCTCAGGTATCTGTTCTTTCTCTTCAGTTTTTGCTTTTACTTTCTCTTGCTCAGCAAAAAATTTCTTTGCATCAATCTTTGATTGTTCCTGACTCTCAGGTATCTCTATCTTCTTTATTCTAATAAACTCTTCTGTAAGAATTTCTATATCACCACTATCTACATCGCTGCCACCCATTCTAGCAGCAGCAATCTTCTCTCTGATTAGTGTTTTATATGTTCCAAAGTCAATATCACTTCCATCACTGATGCCAAGATAATCTCGCAAGATACCCTGATCAACTTCCTTGTTTACATCTGTTTTGGAATCAGTTGCCATTACTTTTTCTTTGCCTTTTCCTCTTCTTCTTTAAGATGTTGCTCAAGTAGAATAGTATATACTTCCCTTTCCCAAGGGATCATATTTTCAATCTCAGTCAATGAGTATTTATGATACTGCATCAAGGCAAAATTTAATTTATAGTATGACATCATATCCATATGTGCCATGCCTACGCGAAAAAACTTGAGAGTCCCTCCAATTTAATTTTATTTTTTTTCTTTGTCTTAGGATTCTTCACATCAATAGTGTGAGAAAGTTTAGGCATTGTACTAAAGAATTTCTCAATTTCTTTAAACTGAGTTGAGTTTAACTGTTCAAGAAATTCCTTTACCTCTTCAGGACTTACATCACCTGTAGACCACACTTCTTCACTGTCATAGATTTTATCAATACAAGTTCCAATCAATTCAAATGATTGGTCAAGATCTGGATCTTCAAATTCAAAATTGTTTCTAATGAATTGATCAAGAGATGGATACTTCATATCCATACAATAATTATCATCAAGTTTTACAGTCTTTGTATGATTCTCATCTGTGACAATTTTAACATCATCAAGATTGATTGATACTTTTACTTCAGTGACACCATCATCTGGACAGATAATGTTTACATCTACAACCTCTCCTACAGATTTACCTCTGATATTTAAAAAAAGATATTCAATATCAAAAGTTGGTAACTGTTCAACTTTAACATCCTTAGTTAAGATACAATCAGAAATCACAGCTTTGATTGCTGAGGTAATTTGTTGAGAATCCTCAGACTCAAGTGCAATTACTAAGAGTTTTTCTTCCTTAACTAGGAAGGGTCTATACTTAATTGTTTTTCCTGATGAAGGTAAATCCAACTCAAATGTTGGTGTTACAATTTTTGGTAAAGGCATAATATCCTATGATGAAGTCAGTGTGAATATTTAGCCAATGTTTTGAGAGTTTAAAAAGAGATTACTTTGAGAATCAAGAAAATTCTGAGCCAGTAAGGTAGGATTAGAATTGGTTGCTGGAGGTATGGTGATGAGTTCTAATGGTTCAGTCACATATCTTACAAATGTAAAGTTCACTGTCAATTTTAAAAGATCAGTTGCACCATAACTTATCTCCATTGGATTCATAGAAATTGGATAACCTTCAATCATTGTGTATTTGATACTTTGTTTTACATCAGTATCTTTTTCAAATTTATACAAATCAATTAAATTTTGAGATCTATAACCACCATCGCCATCAGGATAATTCATCCTAAATCCATTTCTAAAGTTTTTATAATCTTCATTACCTCCTCTACCATTAATCTGTTTTCCAGAAATATAATCCATCCATCCTTCAAAAAAATGCAGAGTTTTATATTCAGGATCAACAATCATTGACACTGATATTTGCTCATCATACATTCTTCTATATGCTATCTTCTCAGACACACCCATGAAGTCAGATTTTACATCATGAGTAGCAAATGATGAACCAGGTAAAGAGGCATCAGTGCATGAAATATTAATTCTTTCTTGTAAGTTTGTATCAACTACTACCCCCCTTTTCTGAGAGATATGAGTTCTTACAGGTCCAGGTAAATTAATTGACAAAAAGAAATTTGAAGTTGTTGCATTATGCATCAACTTTGTAATCAAACTCTCTGTAGTATGCTTGTTTATACCTGTGCCAGGATCAGTAGGCATCTATAAATAAAAATGATTACCATACTATGTAGACAGAAAGTGGGGCAATCTATAAAGACAAAGTATAAACCTACTAACCCTGATAAGTATATGGGTAATTCAAATAATATTATTTGCAGAAGTTCCTGGGAAAGAAGATTCTGTAAAGAGTGTGATACTAATCCTAGTATAAAAAAATGGGCAAGTGAAGAGTTCTCAATACCATATATCTCACCTGCAGATGGTAAGGTTCACAGATACTATCCAGACTTCTTGATTGAAAAGACAGATGGCAAGAGATATATTATTGAAATAAAACCTGATCACCAAACCAGAGAACCTGTAAAGAAAAGCAGAGTCACTAAATCATACATATACGAATGCGCAACTTTTGAGATAAATAAAGCTAAGTGGAAAGCAGCATCAGAGTTTGCTAAAGATAATGGTATTGAGTTTCAGATAATGACGGAGAATCAAATCTTCCCAGAAAAACATCATACTAGGAAGAACTATGGAACAAGAGGAGTATCTAGAAAACGCAGAAAATAGATTAGAGTATGTGGTAGATGATATCATAAACAAATCTAATGCTGATGATAGAATGATATCTCTTCTTGAGGTATTGACAGAAACAGAAGTGGTCCCAGATGTAGGAAGGTACTATACATTTGTATATCAACCAAAGACATCTAAAATAAAATATGACCAGAACCCACTAATTGCATGTGTATCTGTGGATAAGTGGGGATTTAAAGGATTGAATTATCATTGGGGTAAGTTTAGAAACTATACTTGGAATGAAGTGATTGGAAATCTACATCTGATTTACCCACTTGAACTAAGAGATGCTAGATCAATTCCATATCAACATTTCTTATATTCTTGATAAATAATTAAATGCAAGGATGATCAATGCCATCTAAAAATAACAATTCTAATTGGAAAAAGAAAAGTGGTAGTGAAACCATCTATGAGAGCACCTTGTCTTTAAATAAGTATGATGATCCAGATAATCCTATTGATAAAAGAAAAGGAACTGTCATATCAAGATTTAATGTAATCACTGGAGATATTGAACTCATTGAAAAAACAACCACTGGTGTTGGACAAGGAAAAGCAACTCAAGAAACATTACTATCAACTATTAAGTCCGATGGTTCCCAAACATTTCATTCTGGCAATGCATATGCAACTTATTTTGATGCAGATAATTCCAACAATAGAGGACAACAACTTGATCAAGTTCTAGATCAAACAAAAAACCAAGTAGTTACCACAGCAAAAGAAGAATTAAGTCCTGAAGACTATGAAGTATTAAAAAATTCTAAACAATATAAATCAGTTGGAAATGATTCAGAATCAGATCCTGACATAGTTCCAACTGCTATTCCATCTGAATCAGATCCTAATAATCAGTCCAATAAAGCATATGAAAGAAAAGCAATTCCTGAAGGAAAAACTTTACTCAGATATCCTATCACAGTTCCTAATCTTGGTTATGACTTTATTAGAATTACTGCGTATGAATACGTTGCAGGTGGAAGGCAGGCACTAAAACTTGGAGAAAAAGATAGTGCTAAAAAAAGATTAATCAAAGATTCCAATAAGAAGGAGACTGTAATTCTTCCTATGCAACCTAACTTTTCTGAATCAAATGCTGTTAATTGGGGTGGTGATAATTTAAACCCACTACAAATGATGGGTGCAGGTTTTGCAACTGGTGCAATTAACGCTATAGGAAATCTTGGTAGTACTGAAGGTGGATTTAAAAAATCAAGAGATATTGTTAAGGATACTTTTAAAGATTTGGGTGATGATGTATCTGCAATATTAAATGATGAAACTAGTGGACCAGCATTGGTAGCATATTTTGCAGGACAAGCAGTGGGTGCAAACATCCTTGGCAGATCTGCAGGTGTGACACTCAATCCCAATCTTGAACTTCTCTTCAAAGGTCCCAACCTGCGCACATTTAGTTTTAATTTTAGATTTACTCCAAGGTCAGCAGAGGAATCAAGAGAAATAAAAGAAATAATCAGAGTGTTCAAAAAGAATATGGCAGTTCAGAGATCAACCTCTAATCTATTCCTCTTGACACCAAGAGTATTTACTCTTGAGTACATATTTAATGCCAATGGTGATAGTGCTGGACAGATACATCCATATTTGAATGTGTTTAAACCAATGGCAATGACTAATCTGAATGTAAACTATACACCTGATGGAACTTACATGACATATAATCAAGATGGTTCAATGACATCTTATGATTTACAGATGAGTTTTGGTGAACTTGAACCAATCTATGCTGATGAGTTTGAAGATTCAAATGATGATGCTATTGGATCATTCAGCGATCACAAAAACATGGGTTACTAAAATGTCAAATTACTTTTCATACCTTCCTAATCTTGATTATGTCAATAGAATTCCTAGTGAGCAAAATATATCATCTTACACTGAAGTAAAAAATCTTTTTAAAAGAGTCAAACTTAATGATGAGTTATTTCAAGACCTAACTAACTTTACCAAGTATCAAATAGTTGGTGATGAGAGACCAGATAATGTTGCTAATAAAGTATATAATAGTTCTAATTATGATTGGATAGTTCTTCTATCAAATAATATCATAAACATTCAAAATGAATGGCCAATGACTAATAGAGCATTTGAACTCTATATGAATAAAAAGTATGGTGTGACAAACTATGATAACATTCATCACTATGAGTCAATTGAAGTTAAGGACTCAAGCAATAGTTTTGTTGTATTGAAAAAGGGACTTGAAGTCCCTTCTGATTATTCTATTACTTTCTATGATGGTTCATTAGGTAAAATGAATATTGTCACAGATACAAATGTAAGTATCACCAACTATCAGTATGAATCAAGGATTCAAGATGATAAGAGAAACATTTTCTTATTAAGATCTGATCTTATTCATACTGTAGTAAGAGAAATCAAAAAATTGATGAAGTATGAAAGTGGCAGCACTCAATTTGTAACCAGACTGTTGGTAAAGGGAGAAAATATTAACCTATTTTAATAAAGTAAAGGGGGTCAATTTTTTCCTGGAGAATTTTTTGCCCCTTTTTTGGAATTAAAGTTCAATTTTGCCCACAAAAAAGAGGGGTCACCCCCTCAGAAGATTTATGTACGCTGCTATTACAAGTAAGGTTAAACAAACTTGATTATATTTCATCAACTGTCAGCAAGTTTTGCGAAGTAAGACATAGCGTCATCATCATCGTTAGAAGCAGTGGGTGCTGGGTCAGGAGTTTTTGATGCCTGGTAAGAATCTTCAAGTTTTCTGAGGACTTGTTCTTCTGTGACTGCTTTCTGTTCTGTTGCTGCATAGTTATCATATTCAGTTTCCTCTGCTTGTGGTGCTGGACGTGTTGACTTATTTCCAAGAACATAATCAAGACGTTTTTTCAGTTCATCATATGATTTGAACTGATCAGCAGCAGTAAAGAAAGAGAGAGAATATTGCTTCTTCCAGATTGCTTCAAGGGCATCATCATCATCCAGGAGAGGACCCTGACGATCAAACTCAGAAGAGTCATAGTTCCAATAACCAGCAACCTTCTTCAACTTCAGTTTGAAGTTAGCACCTTGCCAGAAGTCAAAAGGATTGATAGGAGACTCATCCTCAAACTCAGGTTGCATAGCAGCCATAATCTTATCAAAGATCTTTTTACCAAACTTGTAGAGGAATACACCCCCTTCATTCTGTGGGTTAGCAGGATCTTTAACAACATAAATGTTGGCATAGAAGGACAGTTTACGCTTTTGCTTACGCACAGTGTCCTTATCAGATTCATTTCCACTGTTCCAGAGTTCCCTGTTCAGTTCTCCTACAGGATCTTTTCCTCCCACAGTGGTAAGGGAGTTTTCAATATACCATCCACCAGGTCCTTGGAAGGCGTGAGAGAAGAGTTTTACCCAAGGAAGATCTTCTCCTTCAGGGGCAGGGAG